AGGTATCCAGCCCGTCACGAAAAGTTCGCGTTCTGTTTTGGGTATTGATTCCGGTTGACTGACGCAAACGACAGAGCATATCTGCCGATCTTCCACCCACGCATAAACACAACGATTGCCACCTTCAATGCGCCGTTTGGGGCTGATACTTGGACGCACAGGGTCATCGCGCAGGATCGGGTCGGGGTCAAGTAGTTGGACTAGCATCCGTTCTTCTCCCGCAGCTTGGCTTCAATAGCATCAATAAAAGCAGGTACACCTTCAATCCATGCTTCTACTTGATTTCGTGCTGCATAAAGATGCAGACCTTCAAAATGGTCACGCTCCTCCTCCGTCAGCCCAACCCATTTGCGCTTTGGTGGGGTGGTATAGAGGGGTTCGGCATTTTTAATTTTTTCTTTCCAATTACTGCCGCTGCCGTTGTCAATGTATAACCACCCATATCCATCAAAGTCGTAGCGCATAGCCACCGGCTCTTGATCCGGCTTGCGCTGTAGTGCATCTTTGTTTTTACCGGCATGAAATCCAGCCATGTAGGCAATAGTCAGGTCATCAGATTCTTGCTCCGGCTGTTCAGATGCCGTCAGTGTGTTGTTAACAACGCGCCATTTCCTTCCGCAAGAACAGTCAACACCATTCAACACAAATTCCGGCTGTGCCAAGGCTTTTTTAATGGCGATGATGGCTTTGTCAAATTGAGCATTTACATTATCTGCACCGCAATTGCACTCATCCCCTTCTGATTCATTGGCGCACCCTTCTTCATGTTTTGGGCATGAATACCAAGTGTCTTCACAGTAATTATGTGTTTGCCTGTTGTTTTCCAACGCCTCAAGCGCCAGCTTCAATGCTTCGTCTTTAGTCATTTCCGCACCCATACGCGACACATCCGACCACTCGCGCCTTTCTTTTTGCCATCGGTGTAAACCAAATCCATGCGCTCTAACTCGCTCATGCGCCTAGCAACAGCGTTGTGGTCTAAGTCAGTCCTGTCGGCAATGTCATAGATCGTGCCGGGTGTCTCTAACGCGACCATGATGATGAGATGGTGCTTGGTAGCGAGTTCTGCTGCTTGATCCGCTGCTGCATGACTGGTATCAGGATCGGTGTTACGCACACGGGGAAATTGCAGGTTCGGAAAGAATTTATCTAACATCATTTTTTTATCCATTCGTAAAAGAGATTATTTTCTGTTGCCCTCACTTCAACCACCGAAAACTCAGCCGCAAACGCCCTCACGATTGCCGCTGACTCAGGCATAGCTGCTGCCCGTTCTTCTCGCGTCATTCCTTGCACGCGCACTACTGTTGCTACTCTATCCTGCCATTTCATTTTTTTGCTCTACAGCTTTACGGGCTTCCATCTCCCGAATATCCATCGCTGCATCTGCTACGCCATGCCAATCGCCCTGACGCACTTTAAGCATGAGATACGCCTGCATAATTTCAAGATCGGTCATTGTTCTGCCTGTTTGTTTTTCATGCCATCAAGAATCGATTTGATCTTTGCTTTGTTGCGGGCAATTTCCTCCGGCGTTATCTTTGCCTCCAACATGATCGGCGGTGTCCAATGTGACCGGCACAATTCTACGAACTGCGGCAGCGTCGGCGGTTCAAGTGGCAGGCTGTCCAACGCTCGCTTAATGGTGTCAGGGCGCTGATTTGCCAGCTTCTGAGCCCATATCTGCATAGCGTTGACTATCCCCACGTCCTCGCCATCAACTACCTGTCCCGCCATCCACATCCGTAACCACTTCGATCCGTAATTGGCGTGCATTACCTGAAAGATTTTCTTGATCCACGCATCCGGTAACTTCTCTTTCATGTCTTACCCCTCCAAAAATTGATGATCCAGTCGTCGTTAAAGAATCGTGGTAATTGCCTTTTTTAGTTAGCCACTCAGCTTTAAACCCAGTCCAGCCCCTTGCACACATTTCTTGCAAAGCTGTCTGTAGTGTTAAGCCAGCTTTCTCTGCTTCTCGCTGTATCCCTTGTAAAGCCGTCTTTGTGACTGCCGCCCGCTTAGTCTTTCTAAGCGAGAGAAAATCTTTCCATACGGATTCTGATACGCCTTCAGGCGGTGTATTTATTACTGGTGACTGGTGTTTGGTGACTGGTGACTGGTGAGCATTGCCTTCGCTATGCGTTCGCATTGCGTTCGCATTGCCATCGGACTGCGTTGACACTTTGCTCCAACGAGCGTTTGCACTATGACGAGCCTTGTCTTGCTTCTCCCGAAACCGAGCAATTTCCTGATCGCACCTTTTATTGTGCCAATGCCCATCTTCCAAGAAAAAAAACTCTGCGAGCACCACATCAACAGCTTTTCGCTCCTCGCGGGTGCGGCAACCTATCAACCTTTGTATAGCCGAAACGTCACCCGGCAATGGGCTTTCCTCGGCATAGTATTTTCGGATCATCCGCAGATATGCGGCATCCTCAAGAAAAGTAAGGTGCGCGGTTGCTTGCGCGTAGTCGCCTAAGTGGTGCTCGTAGTAGTTCATAGCATCCCTAAAAACAAAAACCCTTTAGTGGGGAGGCGGTTGGAAGCCTGCACAAACACAGGTTGCCATCCCCACTATAGGGTTCTTGTGTTTGTGTTCGCGCTTCCAACGCGGCTCGGTCTTTTTCCCGAATATCGACACATTATTTGAGAACTTTCCACTTGTCAACAGGTATTTCAATGCACGCCTCCATATCCTGCCAATCCCCCCTGTCCTTTCTCCCGCCGTAGCCCACCGGATACTTGCCAGCTATCTCTACGTACGCATGACAGTCATCAAACTGCACTAGGAAAAAGAACGGCAGTCCTGTGACCTGTGACATTTGTTGCCCGTAGATCGTCTTATGCAGACTTAGCCAAACGTCGGGATACTGGCGCAGGCTACGGTAACGGCGCTTTATCTCAGCCCACGCTCGCGGCTTGTCCTTTAGGATCAATTTATCCACAGGATAGAACCGAGGCATAGAAACGAATTTACAGCCCCACGCAGACGCAAACCGTTCGGCAATGGCATTCTCCCTATCCGTGTCGGCTTGTGTCTCGTAGGCCATTCTCATTGCTGTGGGACGATCTCTGCGACCAGTTCCTCAATGGGCACGTAGTCCGCAGGATTGACCTTCAAAGCGCCGCCGGTAATGACCTCCAGCTTGTACGCTATGCCCTCGGGAATCTGCTTGCGCTTGACCCATTGGCTGATTGCCTGTGATGTGATGCCCAATGCCTCTGCCAGCTTCCTACGGCTTCCAAAGTGCGCCTCTGCTTGCTTAACGTCCATTACTATGCTCCTGTAAGTTAACTTGCAAATGCAACAAGTGTTGACAAGTGGCAAATAAGTGAGTAAAGTTCGTCCTGTGGTAACGAATTGACAACAACAAAGGAGCAGCAAAATGAACCGCGACCAAATAATCGAACTGATGGAAAACGGCGCAACGTTTGATTGGTTAGAAGACAAGTTCTATCACGTCAGTTTTCGCAAGGGTTGGAGAAAGATGAATATCAGCGACATTTCATGGCGAGCAGTAGACCGGATGCACGGAATCGGTGGAACAAAACGGCTCGTAGAAGAAAACAAAATTTACCGATTGGTCTAACCACACGGGGGCGCAAGCCCCCACTAATTGACAACAACAGGAGACAACCATGAACCTCTGCAAAAATTGCGCTCACTACAAGAAAAACGCCGACAACATCGAAGCGTCCGAATGCACCCGCAAGCCGCAGTTCTCACCAATCAGCGGGCACGTACTGCCAACGTTTTGCAACCTTGAGCGTAACGCTTGGGGAACGTGCAAGCCCGAGGGTGTCCACTTCAAGCCACGCGAACTCACGATGACTGAATCGGAACTAGATCACGAGTGGGCGCGACGCATGAGCCGCGGCGAATACGACTACGACATTTTCTGCCGCAGACTGGTGGCTGGATCATGATCGGGGATCGCGCAGTGGCTATTGGTTTCACAATCATTTTTCTACTTATCGTTACAGGAGTATTGGCATGAGCGTTTACACAAAATTGATGCAAGCAAGGCTGTTCCTGCAAGCCACAAAACTGAACAAGTCGGGCGAGAACAAGTTTGCAGGCTACAAGTATTTTGAGCTGGGCGATTTCTTGCCGACAGTAATGGAAATTTTCCACAACATCGGACTGTGCGGCGTAGTTAGCTTCACCGCCGACATTGCCCGTCTGACGATCATCGACACCGAGGACGGCTCGCAGATTGAGATCACCTCGCCTATGGGTAGCGCCAACCTCAAGGGATGCCACGAAGTTCAAAACATCGGCGCTGTTGAGTCGTATCAACGTCGTTATTTGTGGGTTACAGCGATGGAGGTGGTCGAGCATGATCTGCTAGATGCCACTACAGGCAAAGATGCCCCCGCAAAGCGTTTAGATTCCCTTAACGCGCATTTGGACGTTATCGCTGGTGTTACCACACAGGACGCGCTGAAAACAGCTTACACGCACGCCTACAAAGCCGCCAAGGAAATCAACGACACCGAGGCCATGACAGCAATCGTCGCTGCCAAGAATTCGCGCAAAGCAGAACTGGAGGAAGCATGAAAGTTTTGTCAATGCCGCAAGGCAGTCCCGAATGGCTTGCAGCCCGCGCCGGTAAGGTCACGGCTAGCCGAATCAGCGATGTGATGGCGGCTAAAACCACCGCAGCCTATCGGGACTACCGGGCGCAGATCGTGGCTGAGATTCTTACAGGTCAGCCGCAGGAGTCCGGTTTCACAAATGCGGCTATGCAATGGGGAACTGAGCAAGAAAAGTTTGCTCGCGCTGAATACGAAATGTTTTGCGCTTGGACGGTTGATGAGGTTGGGTTAGTTCTGCATCCAACGATTGAACAGGGTGCAGCTTCTCCCGATGGTTTGGTGTCTACCGATGGCCTAGTGGAAATCAAGTGTCCCAAGACTTCCACGCACCTGCAAACGCTGGTGGACAAGAAACAGCCTCGTCAGTATGAAAATCAGATGCTGTGGCAAATGGCTTGCACCGGTCGGGAATGGGTGGATTTCGTATCCTACGATCCGCGTTTGCCTGACGATCTACAGTTGTTTGTTCACCGGTTCGACCGCGATGAGAAACGCATTGCGGAAATCGAAGCAGCAGTAAAGCAGTTCCTGACTGAAGCAAATGAAATGATTGACAAAATCAAGGAGAAAAAATAATGGCTTACATCCCAAAACCCGGATCGTTTACGTTGTTCAAAAACGCCAAGAAGGAAACCGACAATCATCCCGACTACCGGGGAGATGGTCTTGATTTGATGGGCGAACCGATATGGATATCAGCTTGGATCAGAGAAGGCGCAAAGGGCAAGTTTATGTCTTGCAGTATGCAGCACAAAAACAAAGATCAGCCGGTAAAGAAAAAGGCTGGCGATATGTCGGATTTGGATAACGATATCCCTTTTAATTAAAACGGGTCTATAATGGTTGTACCTTCCGCACAGGAGATACAACATGGCTCGTTTCAAAGAATGCTTCAAGTGCAAGACCGTTCAGCCGTTAACTGAGTTCTACAAACATCAAGCAATGGCTGACGGTCATCTCAACAAATGCAAAACTTGTACGAAAAATGATGTGGCAACGCATAGGCTGCAAAATCTTGAAAAAATACGCGCTTATGATCGACAAAGAGCAAAACTTCAACATCGTATTGATAGGTCTGTTGAACTCAATAAACGATGGCGCAGCAATGATCCTCGTCGAGCAAAAGCACATAGCGCAGTTGCTAGAGCATTGAAAACTGGTCAACTAATCCGATTGCCATGCTTTCGGTGCAACAAAGAAAAAACCGAAGCGCACCATGAAGATTATGACCAACCATTAAGCGTTATTTGGCTTTGTAGCGTTTGCCATCATCAAAGGCATCAAGAATTGAAAGCACAACCGTTCTGATCTAACGGGGGAAAGCTGCGGTGAGTACCCTACAAAGGCACACTATGGACGAAGAAGCCCAAACGGTCGCTTGCACTCAACTTATTGCAAATGTGGTTTCGCTTGCAGTCATTGATGCTTGCCTCAAGCCGGTCAAACGTAAGGATTCATCAAGGCACAAAGTGTTCGTATCACAAGACAAAGCCATCGACGCAATCATGTTTTTGATGGAAAGCGCTGAACATTTTGTCGAACTGATTGGTATGGAAGGATCGCGCTTCAAAAAAGAACTGATAAAAACAACGCGGAAAGATTCAACAAACAATATCACTAAACATCTTACCGATGAGCAACGCAGAAACTTTCGTTTTAATCTTGATTATTGGACAAAAAATCCCGCACGACGCAGATTTTTACCGGAGGAAGAAGAATGAGATTAGCCGACGCAATCAATTGGATGATGAGTTACGACGCTTTGCAGCCTGACTTGATACCAGTCGATAACTGGAAACCCGAAGATCCAAGCAGGTACAACGAAGCAAGGAAAAAATGCATTGCTTACCTGCGAGAACGTAACCTCTACATTCTCGATGGTCACTTCACCCCCACGAAATCAAGTCACACAGACATAACCGTGATCTTCAATCGTGAGAAAAGCAAAAACGGCGACACACTCATACAGGTGGCTAAATGAAAATGCTTTGTCTTGTCTTGCTTCTTACAGGCTGTGCAGCAGATGGTACGTCACTGCTGCTAGTCGATAAGGAAGTGTCTCCCATGTCGCGGATGCAGGTCATTGCAGCTATCAATGAATGCGAAAGTTCCAACACCCGCGCAATGGTTATCACTACAAATCGCAAGGTTAACGGGCACATGATTCCGTCAGTCGTGGAAGTGACCTGCATTCCTAAGTTCACCTCACATCTGAAATGAAACCCCGCGCCCGTCAAATCATTGAAGGTATGCAGGAAGTTCTGCGCCTAAATATGGAACTGACCGCCACCAACATTGCGTTAATCCTCAACGACGATGCTGGGAATATCACCCGCTATATGACCGGCATGGTGCGCGATGGTTTAATTTTGCGAATGGGACTGCGCTTGCAATACAACGGCAAAACTCGCACTAAGCACATGATGTGGCGCATCAATTACAAAAAAATAAAGGAACTAGAAAATGCGGAAGCAACGACGATGGAGGCTGAAGGATCATCCAGCGCAATGCACGAAATGCCAAGAGAT